GTGCAGAAATGTCCGCAATTAAGGAGGAAATGGGAGCGTACAAAAAGAAGCAGGAAATGTCAAGCGATATGCCCGCTGCTATGCCCATCCGCCACAACCCAGAAGCAGCCCCTGCTCCTGCACGAGTTAACCTCGCACAGAACGCAGCGGAAACTTCTATCGACCGAGTTCTCGCACGTCTTAACAAATAATCAATTCTAAAAAATGGCTACTACTACTTCAATTACCACAACGTATGCTGGCGAATTTGCCGGTAAATACGTTGCCGCTGCTCTTTTGAGCGCACCTACCTTGGACAAAGGTCTCATTGAGATTATGCCCAACGTATACTACAAATCCGTTATCCAAAAGGTCGGTACTGACGATATCTTGAAGAACGCTACTTGCGACTTCGACCCTACGTCTACCGTTACCTTGACCGAGCGTATTTTGACCACCGAGGAGTTCCAAGTTAACTTGCAAATGTGCAAAAAGGACTTCGAGCAAACTTGGCAAGCCGTTGAGATGGGTTACTCTGCATTCAAGAATGTACCCGCCTCTTTTACTGACTTTATCGTAGCTTACGCTGCCGAGAAGGTTGCTGCTCGTATCGAGCAAAACATCTGGGCTGGTGTTAACGCTTCTGCTGGCCAGTTCGACGGCTTCCAAACTTTGTTTGCTGCTGATGGTGACGTTATCGACGTAACTGCTACTACTGTTACCGCTGCTAACGTAATCGCTGAATTGGGTAAGGTTGTAGACGCTATCCCATCTACCTTGTACGGCAAGCAGGATTTGACTATCTACGTTCCACAAAACGTAGCCAAGGCCTATGTACGTGCTTTGGGTGGCTTCGCTGCTGCTGGAGTAGGTGCTAACGGTGTTGACAACAAAGGCACTATGTGGTACGGTTCTCAGGACTTGTACTTCGACGGTATCAAAGTTGCCCTGGCTGAAGGTTTGGCTTCTAACAAAATGGTGGCTGCACAGAAGTCAAACTTGTTCTTTGGAACTGGCTTGTTGAGCGACAAGAACGAGGTTCGCCTGATTGATATGGCTGACATCGACGGTTCTCAGAACTTCCGTTTGATTATGCGTATGAGCGCTGGTATCCAATACGGTATCGGTAGCGACATCGTTTACTACGGAGCTTAATCATTCTTAAATTTCCTTTGAAGGGGGTGGTGGTGTAATAACGCCCCACCCCTTTCTTTTTTAACTTACTAAATACAAATAAAATGGCTTGTGCATTATCCCTTGGCCGTATCGAACCCTGCAAGGACGTTGTAGGTGGAATCACGGCTGTTTACTTTCTGAACTATCAGGAATTAACGGTTACATACGACGTAACCAACACGGACGCTATCGACGTTTTGGGTAGCGGTTTGACGGCTTACAAATACGACTTGAAGGGTAGCTCTTCTTTTGAGCAAACCGTAACTTCAAGCCGTGATACCGGAACCACGTTTTTTGACCAGAACTTGAACTTGACCTTGCACAAATTGAGCAAGCAGTCTAACAAGGAAATCAAATTGATGGCTTACGGGCGTCCAATTGTAATTGTTGAGGACTACAATGGTAACTTCTTTGTTGCTGGATTGGAAAACGGTTGCGAAGTAACTGGAGGTACGATTGTAACCGGTGCTGCTATGGGAGACCTTTCTGGTTACACCTTGACGCTGAACGGACAAGAGCAGGTTCCTGCTAACTTCTTGGACAGCACTTTGGCTGCTGCTGGAATTTCTACTATCGTTGTAGGTACAGATTTTTAATATACCTTTGACAAATGGATACTAAACAAACTATTTACAATATCCTCGCTTCTACTAAGAGCGAGCCAGTTAGTGTAGAATTAGGCAAATGGGACGCTCAAACAAACGCAGACCTTGATAAGTCGTTTTCTGCTGCTTCTATTGCTATTGACCAAGTAGATAAGGGAAAGGCGAACTTAAAAAAATCAATCTTGGTACACAAGAGCGTGATGGCCGCTTACGACAAGTGGATTAGCGGTCTTCAGAAAGCAGCGGATTCAATTCAACCTACTGGAAATAAAAGAAATGATGACCTTTCTAAAAAAGCTGCGGAGTTTAATGTTTTTGACGCAAAGAAACAAAAGGACAAGATTGAAAAACAAATGAAAGAAGTTGAACGGTTGCTTGCAAAACTTGCTGGTTTTCCTTTTTAATAATTAAATCAATTCATAAAGGCCACCTCCGGGTGGCTTTTTTGTTTGTAAGAAAAACAAAACGCCCGACTTGAGTTAATTAGAGGATGAATATTTTAACCACAAGCGCAACAGCGCAGAATTTACAAATCATCCCTCGCTCGTTTCCTGCTTCTGTATCGGCACGGTTAACGAATGAATCTACCAATACCACCCAGACGCAAACAATCGCACCAACAAGCGCAAACGGGTATATGACCTTGAATGCTGCCTGGACTTTAAGGGCGGCAAACTTTTACCTATTAGAGGTGTTTAGTGGCGTAAATTTGATATACAGAGGCCGGGTATTCTGCACCGACCAAACCAATTTCGAGAAGTTCACCGTGAATGCCGGGGTGTACGACCAAGAAACCGCAGGAGATAATACGTTCGTAATTATATGAGCAACATAAGATTTATGGCCTTAAATTCCTACGTTAAGCCGCAGGTAAAGGAGGTTAGTGGAAAGCAATGGATTGAGTACGGAGACGATAACAATTATTTCCAGTACCTTATCGACCGATATAACGGAAGCCCTACCAATAACGCAATCATTAACGGCGTTATCGATATGATTTTCGGCAAGGGTCTGGCTGCAACAGACGCAGCCCAGAAGCCCGACGAGTACGCAATGATGATGGGCTTGTTTACCAAGAACTGCGTTAAGAAGGTTGTTAGCGATTTTAAGATGATGGGCAACGCTGCCTTTCAGGTTATCTACAACCAAGACCATTCAAAGGTTGTGGGCATTGAGCATATTCCAGTTGAAACGCTGCGTGCTGAAAAGTGCAACGAGGAAGGTTTTATCCCTGCTTATTACTACGCAAAGAACTGGGATAGGGTAGCACAACGCAAAGAGGTTCCGGTACGCATTGACGCTTACGGAATGTCCAAGGCGGGTATCGAGATTCTGTACATTAAACCGTACAAAGCAGGATACTACTACTACGCCCCAACGGACTACCAAGGTTCCTTGCCTTATGCCGAGCTGGAGGAAGAGGTAGCGAATTACCATATCAGCAATATCAAGAACGGACTTGCCCCGTCTATGCTGATTAACTTTAATAACGGAACGCCTACCGAAGACGAACAGAGCTTAATCGAAGCACGTATTGCAGATAAGTTTTCGGGTAGTTCGAATGCGGGTCGGTTTATCTTGGCGTTTAACGATAACAAGGAACTCGCAGCAACAATCGAACCCGTACAATTATCCGACGCAAGCGAGCAGTACCAATTCCTTTCCTCGGAATGTACGCAAAAGATTATGGTAGGCCACCGGGTAACAAGCCCGATGCTTTTGGGCATTAAGGATAGCAGCGGACTTGGTAATAACGCCGACGAGTTAAAGACGGCTTCTATCTTGTTTGATAACGTGGTTATTAGACCATTACAAGAGATTATCCTCGATGCAATAGAGCAAGTGCTATCTTTCAACGGGGCGGCCTTAAACATCTATTTTAAGACGTTACAGCCGTTGGAGTTCAAAGAGGAAATTGTTGCCCCTTCCGAGGTGGTAGAGGAATCTACCGGAGTGGAGGATAGCGGTATTGCAATGTCTGCCGACGTGAGCGACGAAGTTCTTAACGGAATGTTCGAGGCGTTGAATGAGTTTGGCGAAGACGAGGACTTGGACGAATGGGAATTGGTAGACGAACGCCCCGTTGACTACGAGCAAGAGGAGTACCTGGATTCTATTTTGCAGTTTGCTAAGAGCGCCAAAGTAAAGACTGGGGAAGCATTCCCAAACGCAAAGTCAGACCAAGATGGTGAAACCAAAGACGGACGTAAGTACAAGATTCGTTACTCCTACGCTCCGGGAACCACCAAGACCAATAGCCGTGAGTTCTGCAAGCTGATGGTAGGCAAAAAGAAGGTCTACCGCAAGGAGGACATTATTCGGATGAAAGACCAGGTGGTAAATGAAGTTTCCAAAAACGGCAAAGGATTCGGGCCTAATGGCGCAGCAACATACGACATCTGGTTATACAAAGGAGGCGCACGTTGTCATCACTTTTGGATGCGTAAGACCTATTT